ACCGTGCGCGCAGGATCGTAGACCGCGTAGACAGGCTGCCACGTTCTGATCTGCGGCTCACACCTGAACAAGTCTGGTGTAAATATTTTATCCTCTGGGTTCTCTGCCTCGCACATGAACTCCTGCTGCCATGCGTGCCGCTGCCCAAGGCTTTCATACTCCCGCCGTTTGTTACGGCACCAGTCCAGCGAATAGCGCTCCGGCCATGTCGCCGCTTCCTGCCCCGCCGCATCCTTGTACAGGATAGGATACTTACGCACTACCCAATCCGGGGAACGTGACAGCTTTAGGGCCAGTGCTTCTGGATGCAAAGGAGTAGCAGCCATGCGCACGCGAGCTCTAGGATCAAGAGCAGGCATAAACGTTTTGACAAACCAGTCCATTGTCTTCTGGCGGGCTTCAGGGGTTCTGACACTTTCCTCATCTTCCAAGTCATCGAGGAAGGCTATATCAGGACGATAATGCAGGTGCTTAACACCACGCAAAGACTGACCACGGCCATGAGCTCGCAGTACTGTTCCATTCGATAGCTCGATGTAAGTCTCTTGCCATTTACGCCCTTTGAGATCGCCAAACAATTCAAGCAGGTCTTCGTTGGTTTCAAACTCATGCTTGATAGCGGCAAGGCGTTCTTGTGCACGGGGTTCGGTTTCACCGATCACTAATCCGTTCTTGAACTGTTGCAGACAAGCCATGACGATGATGGCTTCTTCGGCCACGGTGGATTTGCCGCCGCCGCGAAACACCATGTCCAGCACGCGGGGGGTGTCCGAGTGCCAGTCTTGAATTATGGTTCGGTGGAAGTGCTGAGTAGCCTCAGGATGGCGATGGCGGAACAGAGCGCTGTGGGCAAGAAGAGGATCACGCCCAAGATGAAGGATGATATCGTCACGCATGTTTGTCATAAAAAAACCGGGAACCTCTTTGGGGAAAAGTCCCCGGTAAGTCTAGGGAGTAGACGTGCCCGCTGGCGACAACACGGAACTTTCGGGCGGGTTCAACATAGTCAGGCGGTGAAGCCTTGTCAACCATGCTATTGGGTTTTGGAAAGTCGATTTCAAAAATTGTTGCGGTTTGGAAATGGGGGGTAAAATAAATCGGGTGTGGGGAGGTCGGTGGGGGGTTTTCCTGAGTTAAGCCCCGCCTCGCCTCCCCCTCCGGCGCGCCCGGCCTTATTGTAAAGAATGTTACACCACGCGCTTACGCGCACCGGGGGGCTGGGTGCGGCCTCCCCTAGGTAACAAATGCAACATGTAACAGATGCACCATTTGGGCAGGGCTGGCGGGGCTGGCAGGGCTGGACGTAACTAATGCAACATTGCGTAACCTATATTACTTTTGTGCATGTAACTCTTAGCTTGGCGCGGCGCGCTAAGTGCATGATTTTATTGAGCTTTCTATATATATTTTTATGTAACTAATAATAATAATAAACTAATATAAGAAAATAAGCACCCCCTTAGGCCAAAATTTTTTATGTCAGTAATGCTGACCTATATAACACCTATACAACTACGCCCAAAGCCCATAGCCATATATCTCTTATTCATTTTTCTACTAATAGCTTTTAGTTGTTGATTTAAAAGCGTTTTCGGATTAAGCTAATATTTACAAGCTCTATTAGCTTGGAAGAAAGGCGTAACAAATGACACTTTTTGCCCGTTATGAGCCCGCCGGCAATTACCTTGTGACCTATCCCGACCGCGTATCACTGCGCAAAAAACGCAACGTATGTATTTATTTTAACTCCCGCCTTGTGCAGGTCTATCCTTGGCATGCACCGCACCCGACTAAATCCGACCGTCACATGCTTTACAAGGGCAAGCTCCGGCCTCTAACATGGCTGCCCGATCTGCGCCACGATGCACCGCGATATGAAAGCGTGCAGGAGGTGTCTTTGCCGGTGCACAAGGCTCCGGGCCGCCTGCGCAAAAATTGCAACGCACCTCTGGACGTAACAAACAGGACATGCCATATTAACAGCGTCAAATAATTGACAGGAGGCAATCGACATGAAACTAGCCCTTATCACACTTTGGCCTTACTTTGGCATCGCTTTGCTTGTGCTCTGGTACGCAAAGTAACATTTTTTACGTGGAGGATAACAGGTGAACATCATCAGCACACTATGCAACGCGCACGGGTTAACCCGTGCGCAATTAGCCGGGCATCTGCGGGTTACTCGCCAAACCCTGCACCGGTGGGAGCGGGCTGCAACCTTGCCAGCTTACGCGCACGAGGAGATAGCACGCTGGCAGCAAGACCAGCCCATAACAGCACTACGCGAAGCACTGGACACACTGCCGGGCGCGCACCGCGCACCACTAACCAGAGCGCTGGCACACTTTGTGCTGAGGCTAGCCAAACACACGGAGACCACGAGCCCGATTGCGTTAGCTAACGCAATCGATCAAATTTTATCTTGACGTATAAAAACTATAGGCACCGTCATCACGACACAGAGGAACACACAATGAGCAAAAAATCTGATAAAATTTATGCACTGCACAACGAAATTCAAAAGCGGGCTAAGCGCGTTGCCGCGTTTATAGTTATGCGTGGCTCTGAACATGTTGGCACCGTGCGGCTGCACTATCCGGCGGACGGTATGGGGAGATTGATTGCCTACGTGGCAGATTGGACGCTGGATCGTCCTGAACATATACCATTTGACGAGTTCACACGCTGGAAAAAAAGCACTGCAAGCGGTTGTGGCTATGACAAGGCCAGTGCGGCGATGTCCGGCATGACCATTGCGGGCGTGACAACGATTAATGACGGTCATGGTTGGCAACATCACTACACAGCAGCTGGCCTCACTATCCTGCAAGCAATCTGATGCAGCTTTAAGGGCAGACGACAATCTGCCCTTATGGATGCGCCAAGCATCGCACAAAAGGAGGACAGACGATGAAAACAATGCTGCGAATTGACCACCTGAAGGCCGTCTTTAACGCCGTGTCAAACGATGACCACCGCTACTATCTTTGCGGGGTATATGTTGAGATAAATGCTACAGGCACAACACTCGCCGCCACTGAGGGGCACATGCTACTTGCCGCGCACGACAAAACAAACACACTAGACGAGCCTGTCAAGCTGATTATACCCTATCATGTCGTGAAGGACTTTAAGCCAGTACGTGGTCAAACAATGGTAGAGCTGAGCACCGAATATAACAAAACGTGGCGTTTAGGGGGCACACTGTTTCAGCCAATCGTCGGGACTTATCCAGACTGGCGGCGTGTTGTGCCGCAAGAGACCCCTTTGCGTATTAGCATCGACGGGGTTTGGTATGATCCAAAATTTCAAACCGCAATGACCAAAGCTGCAAAAATTCTAAGCGACACTTGGACTATATACCCAAATGGCAAGGCACCCGCGCTTGTACGCTTCGAGAAAGCCGAAAATATTGACGTGATTGGCGTAATTATGCCGATGACCAGAAATAGGGAAAGTTTTAAGAAGCCAAGCTGGGCATGAGCTGGGCGATGCTGGCCGGACTGCTGGGGCTCATCGCCCTAGCAGGTGCGCTGTTAAAATAAGCTTGACAACCTAAGCAACGTTAAATAGGGTAGCAGATGAGGTACTTTTTAAACAAAAGATTGCCGGAACGGACGCGCCTAATAGGTGCGCTGAAGCATTTACTTTTCGCCGGGCACATCCAGAAAAAAGATATATGCAAGATCGGTGAAATATCTATGAGCCAAGCGGTGAATGACGTTCGCACAATCTTGCGCGAGTTCCCCGGCCTGATGCGGTACGAAATTTCCGCCCGCGCTTATGTGTGCGACTTGAGCGCGCAAGACCGGGATAGAATGCTTGAGGAGATAATAAATTTATGAAAACAATCTGTTTGGACTTCGAGACGTATTTTGACCGAGATTATACGCTCAAGAAGATGACGACCGAGCACTATATCCGTGAGCAACGCTTCCAAGCGTTGCTTTTAGGCGTTCAAGACGAGAGCGGTGCCTATTGGCTTATGCCGCATGAAATTCAGGCATGGTGCGATAAGCAAGACTGGGCGGACATTGCCGTGATTGCACACCATGCGCACTTCGACGGGCTGATCCTGTCACACCACTACGGCGCGCGCCCAGCGTTCTGGTTCGATACGCTTTGCATGGCGCGGCTGCTGGTGGGCAATCATGTGAGCGTAGCCTTGTCGAGCTTGGCAAAACACTTCGAGCTGGGCAGCAAGAGCGTGCCCTATGACGAATTTATGGGCCGCCGTGCGCAGAACATTCCGGCGGACTTATACAAGGCGCTGGGCGAGGGTTGCTTGCAGGATATCAAGCTGACGATTGACCTGTTCAACCGGTTCCGGGTCGAGTTTCCGCCCGAGGAATACCGCGTCATTGACATGACGATCCGCATGTTCACCGAGCCCACAATCGTTGGAGACACCGAGACCTTCTGCCGCGTGCAGCGGGAAGAGTGGGAACACAAGGGCGAGCTATTGGACGCGCTGGGCGTGTGTGAGGCTGATCTGCAAAGTGCTGCACGCTTCGTCGAGCTGTTGCGCGAGGAAGGGATCGAGCCCGAATACAAGGACGGAAAGAACGGCCCCACGCCCGCCGTGGCAAAGACCGATGGCTTTATAAAAGGATTGTTGGAAGATGATAACGAACGAATTGCCGCACTCGCACAGGCTCGTCTTGACGTGCGCTCTACGATTGACGAAACCAGAGCTGGAAGGCTTGCTGGAATGGCTGGCAGAGGTGCAATGCCCGTCTACCTTATTTATTGTGGGGCACACACAACCCGATGGTCTGGTGGAGATAAAGTTAACTTTCAAAACTTCCCACGAGGTGGCGATCTGCGCAAAGCTTTGCAAGCTCCTGACGGGTGGAAGCTAGCCGTCATAGATTTAAGCCAGATTGAATGTCGCGTGCTCAATTATGTGGCCGGGCAGATGGACATTGTGGAAGCGTTCGCCACGGGCCGAGACCTTTATTCGGAGGGCGCAAGCCGCTTCTATGGCCGCCCGATCAACAAAAAGGACAATCCGACTGAGCGGCATTTGGGCAAGGTGTTGGAGCTGGGCTGTGGGTATGGTATGGGCGCGAACAAACTGCAAAGCACATGCCGCGCGGGCGCGCTGGGCGGGGCTCCGATCCTGCTGGAACCGCACGAAGCACAAACGGCAATTCAGACCTATAGACAGTCGCACCCGAAGGTCACAGAATACTGGAAGCAGGGCGATGACGTGCTGCTGCACATGAATGCGGCGCGCGCTGACGCGGTTCTGAATTGGGGCCCGCTGAAGGTGTGTAAGGGCAAGATCATCTTGCCAAACAACGCCCCGATCTTTTATGAGCTGCGCTGGGCCCCTATGGAACGGCAATGGCAACGCCGCACCCGCAAGGGCTGGGTGGGCATCTGGGGCGGCACGCTGGTTGAGAACGTGGTGCAGGCCATGGCACGAGTTGTCATGTCGCAGGCCATGATCAAGATGACGCTGGCAGGCTACAAGATCGCGCTGACAACGCATGATGAGGTGGTCGTGCTGGTGCGGAACGAGACAGCGGCGGAGGACTTCGCCAAGCTGGTAGAGATCATGCGGGCCGAGCCGGAATGGCTGCCAGGCATACCGCTTGATGCAGAGGGCGGATATGCAGACCGATACGAGAAGTGAGGGTGTCATGCCGTTGAAAAAAGGGAAATCGAAGAAGACCGTTTCCGAAAACATCAAAACGGAAATGAAAGCGGGCAAGCCGCAAAAGCAGGCCGTAGCTATTGCTTTAAGTAAAGCCGGTAAGTCTAAGAAAACAAAGAAGAAAGACTGATATGCGTAAAATCCCCGTTGCCTCACACTCGTTCCTTTCTGTCTACGAGCGTTGCCCTAAGCAGGCTTTCCACAAGTATGTCGTCCGTGACGAGCCCTATGTGGAGACAGAAGCAATCAAGTGGGGCAACGAGGTGCACAAAGCGCTTGAGCTGGCAATCAACGAGGCCGCGCCCCTGCCCGAAGGCATGGCAAAATTCGGGAAATATCTCACGGCGCTGGGCGACGGCTGCAAGGCTGAGCTTTCGCTGGGCATGACAATCAACGGGAAACCTACAGGCTTTCGAGCTGCCGATTGCTTTTTTAAAGGCAAGGTGGACGTGCTCAAGACCGAAAATGATGCGGGCTTTATTCTG